TGCAATCTTTGCTGTTGTTACACCACTATCTGCTAACTGAGCAGTGGTAATAGAAAGGTTTGCAAACTTTGCAGTAGTTACAGCACCATCACGAAGTTTAGCTGTGGTAACAGCTTGGTCAGCAATGTTGTCAGTACTTGCTCTTTCTTGATCAGCATATAGAAGCTGATCTAGGTTTTCATTTAGTTCACCAGCCTTAAGGGCAGAGCCCGAAGAAAAGACAAAACGGGCTGCATCTACATCAGTATCACGGAAGATACGGATGGCTACTCCATTAGCAGGAGCAGTCGTAAATGAAATGGTTGAAGCGTTAGCAAACGTATATGCAGTTGTAGCAACATGATCAAGTGTTACCTTGACATCTGCTTCTTTTAAATATGTAAATGTGACAGAGTAATTAGTAGTGGAGCCATTACCTGTATAAGAATGTTCAGTTGTTAGTGTAGTTGCCATTACTTGTAAATACCCAGTACTTGATTAACAAGAGTTGTATCACCACGTTCAGTGGATTCTTCAATCATCTGTTGTCGCGTTTGTTGCATACGCACTTCTTCTGCATCAGTCATAGCGGCTTCTGCTTGTCTACGTGCACGCATCAACGCAGTGTTGATTCGATTGTGGATGTTTTGCCACCGACGGTGATCAATATATGTACCTGTAGAAGCTTGTGCTTCACGATATGACTTAACGAAATTCTTACTTTCATTCATGATTTGAGTCAAGTCACTTGCAAATCGACCTTGTGTACCCATGAGTTCATACAGTTCTGCACGTTGTGCAGGTGTGTACTCAACACCACGACCATTAGTCATCATTGACGGACGAGAATCAAACTCAATATCAACAAGGAACTTCTCTTGATCTGTCTGACCGCCGTATGCCTTCCAAGGACTCATGGCATTCCAAATACGATGGAAGAAGCTAGAAGGTTCGTTGACCTTTTTACCTGTGATCCAACTGTATTGAACTGCCAAATCACCCTTAGCAATAGGATTACGGTTAGCAATTAGGTGGTAAACATCTTGTTCAACAACACGTAGTTCAGGGTGCATGACACGTGCCATCTCATTCCGTAAACCAGAAAGAGGAACAGCAGAGCTACCGAAACTTGCAACCCAACGTGAACCCTGAGCAGCATTGCCAGAGGTAATGTCGAACAAGGGCTCAAGGCCAGACATGAACGACTTGTTGGTCAAGTGTGCACTCAGCAAGAAGCCAAGGCGGTTAAAGGTAGTCTCAAGATCACCTTCATCAAGGGAACCGAAGTTATCCATGACATCAGCAGTGACAGACAACCAGTCAGTGATTGCACCTAAGTTTTCGTAGCTGTACCAGTTACCGTCGTTACCCATGTAGGTAAGAGGTTTCCAGTTAGCTTCACGGCGAACAGAGTTTGTTTGAGTGTCGAAGTGACCTGATCCACGAATACGTCCATTGACAAACATGGTTCCAGCAGCAAGCACCGCCAGGGTGCCGATAGCCTTACGCCCACGAATCTCTGCACGAAGCGTGTCAAAACGTTGATGCTTAAATTCATCGACAGGGATCTTCTTATTCTTTAGGATCGTATCAATCTCAGCTTCAGTAAAAGAACGACGAGGTTTATACGCAATGTTGTTGTAGTCACGAACAAACAAGCTGAACGGACTATGAGTATCGGTAAACCGCATCACATTCAAAGATGTTTTAGGGAACATCAAGAACGGCTTTAGACCTGGAGCACGAGCCAAGAGGTTACTTAAGGTATTAATAGCCTCTGATTCCATATTCATTGCAATCTCACTGGAGGCCATACGTACAGCCTCATCAGTTACTTTGCCTGTCTTATCAAACATCTTTCCATAGACTTCCTTACGGATAGCCTGTGCACCAGCTTCATCGAAAGCCTTAGTACCATTTAAGGTGACCCGATCAAAGGCCATACCACGGGCTTCAATATTGGCAATAACAGAGTTAGTAAATCCGTCAAATGCAGCCATACTGTTCATGCCGAACTTAAGAACTGGATGATTAGCTAAGTCATTCAATGCCTCGATGTGGTGATACATCGCCTTTGGACCAAGCTCACCGTTCTTTTCGGCACCATCAGCAAAGGTTTTGTACAACTCCAGGGCGTCGTCGTTCTTACGTTGGAAGTCACTTTTGTACAGCCACTCAACCTGGTCCGGGTTTTGGGAAGCACGTCGGAACACTTGTCCCATGTACTTACCTGCCTGAGCAAAAGTCTCTCCAATAGCTTGGTATTGATACAAGCCACGTCGAATAGTTGCCGTATCACCCTGACTTAGTGCACCAACAAAGGTTGCAAGAGGACGTTCTATTAGTAGAGCTGCGTTACTAGCACCTGCTTTTAGAGGTGTAGAGATAGCAGACAACACAGAGTTATAGATATTCGCCCATACACCTTGCATAACAAGGGATTGCTGTTGAGGGTTGGCATCAAGAAATGCTTTGCTCAGCGTGCCACTGCTGTTACGTATGTACTCATTGAGTTGCTGAACAGTACGGACTTTACCGTCCGTAAGCTCATAGGCCAGCATCAATGAATCATACATTTGAGGACGTTCTTTATTGACGGCATTGAGGGAACTTAGAACCTCATTAACTTCTTCAGTGATTTTATTGAAGCGTTTAAGAGTTTCCTCTCGTAGTTCGTCAACAGTTTTCACTGTTTCTTTTGCTCCCCTCTTACCAAAGCCTTCCTTAGCCATGTTCAGTATGCTGAGACCACGGCCTGATACATAACTACGTTGGCCTTTTTGAATCATCAGATAAGCAAGCCGATCCAAGATCTGTTCTTGAGCAGCTTGGACAGCAGCAGTGCCTTCCATAAGACGCACACCTTCTGCCATGTCAGAGACCTGACCAGCAAAAGATGTATCGACGTAGGCTTGTGCCTTCATCAAATCCATGTTGGCAAAGTCATCCATGTATTGCCTAATGGTCTTCATCACACCGCGATAACCAGTGCCACTAAGGACATCCACACCTTCCAGACGATCAGTCTTAAAGGCATCCAACGTCCGTTTCAGCTCAGGCACTGACTTGCCATATAGGTCAGCAGCTAATCGTTCACCAGCATCATCAATATCTTTGAATGAGATGTAACCATCAGCAGTGTCGTAACCATATTTGCCAGCTTTCTTTAGTTCGTCAGCTAGGCTACGCATCGCTTGGTATCCATTCTCACCACCTGACACAGCCCATTTCAATGTGCCGTCAGTCATGACACTGCCTATACGTCCATAGCTGCTGTCAAGGTTCTTCTCGATACGTACCAGTTGAACACTGGCATCGACGACACCCATATCATCACCAGAACGTAAGCCAGACTCTTCGTACCCATACATGTCATGTATACCCTTTTGAGGTGTTGGGTTCAAAGCGTCGTAGTTATTAGCAAAGTTATATCCACCTAGATCATCTAAGGCTGTTTGACGTTTAACGACTGACTTGAGGATTGCGTCTTCAATTGGATCATCAGAGACCGTACTAAGGTCTAGGTTGTCGTTAAAGTATTTAGTAGCAAGTTCATCTTCTGGAACCCATTTAGTAGCTTCCTTAACACCCTTGCCTGCACGCAAGAACTTTGCAGCACCCAGCATGACATCGCTAATCAATCCAATGCCAATGCCTTCATTCCTGTTTTTAGAACGAACGACATCAGGGTGATCATCATCAAGGGTTGCCCAGTCAGGCGGAAAGATGCCAAAGAGGTTTTCGTTCTCTGGTGTATTTAAGAGTTCACGTATCGTTGCTTGAGCATTGGGATCTTTTCCCTGTTGCTCAGAGATGGTATCGACAAGTGCACCAGATCCAGCAGCAAGGCCGGACTTAGCAAAGTACTGAAAGAACTTATCTTGACCAAGAGCAGCTAAGTGTTTGAGATACTTAGCTCCCCTACCAGCCTTTGAAGCTGCTGTGACTTTTGCTGCTGCTGCCGTGCCTGCTGCATTACCAAAGAAGGTAAGTGCAACAGTCGGTCCGACAACAGAAGTAATTTCTCTAAGTGTTTGTAGACCTCTGTCGTTAAACTCAGGGATCTTAGGGATTTCGACGCCGGGGATTAGGTTGATTGCGTCAACACCAAAATCGACAAGTGCAGTAGGAACACTGAGGACAGTTTCAGCAGTAGTGCGGGCGGCGTCACCAGCGTCGTATCCCTCTTGATAAGGCATACTCTGATCTTTCTGTCCCTCTTCTTCTTCTTCTTGTGGTTGCTCTGCCGTAGCAGTAGGTTCAGGTTGTGGTTGTTGTGGAGCTGCTTCAGCAGATGGTTCCGCTTGCGGTACATCTGGTTCGTCTTGAGGCTGTGCTCCAATGGATGTTTGAATACCTTCTAAAACTTTGTCTAGTTCTTCTTCATCCAAACCACCAACCTGACCACTCATGTATTGATCGAGTTGGCTCATTAGTTGACTAGCATTGAGGGTCTAATAATCGATGGATCATTTAAGGCAGTAGAGCCATAGCCATACTTAGTTGCCTTTGCGATAATCCCTGGATAGTAGTTTTTGTTTTCGTCAGTAGCGCCAATACCATATTGTTGGATAGTTCCTGGTCCAGCGTTGTAGGCATAAATAGCCGTCTTAAGATCGAACCCATATGTATCCATGAGGTGTCGCAAATACTTTGCAGCTCCAGGGATAGCAGATTCAGGATCCAACGGATTAACACCCATTTCCGCGGCAGTACCTGGCATAAACTGAGCAATACCCAGTGCTCCAGCAGAGCTTTTAGTTGTGCCGTTGATAATCTCAGGTCGGTAAGCGCTTTCTTGTTCTAGTAGTGCAGCTAAGATTCCGACAGGAATGTCATACTCTTCTGCTGCTTTTTGAATAGTTGGTCCGTAACCACCTTTCACCATTGAAGGTTCAAACTGTCTAAGCTGCGAAAGTCCACGTTGTGTACGTTGTGCAGTTTGGAAGTTATTAATCAAACCCTTAGCTTCAGGGCTAAGTGTATTGTCAATCAATTCAAGTGAAGGAGGCATTGTCATAGGGGGTAAATCCAATGCTTCTCTTGCTCGTTTTAAAACTTCGCTTGGAGTAAGGCCAGTGAGTTGAGCTGCCTTACGGATGATTCCAGGCATTTTGAAATCCTTCTCAAGCATGTCCTTATCCATTTGAAGGAACTCTTCCCTCGTTAATATCGATCCAGGCTTGTTAAGAAACACGATACCTTCAGTTTTAAATCCTTGGGTGACATGTGCTAGTCGTGCTCTAGCTTGTGCATTTTTCTCAGGACTAGTTAGTGAAGCTAGGGTGTTCCGATAAGTAACAAAACCAGGTGGTTTCGTAGGATCAGAAGTATCACTACTGAAATAATAAATACTTTCATCATTTTTACGACCAGCGATAAACATTGCCCGTGTCTCAGCCAGTGCTTGTTGTACAAGCGTGCCTGGTGGTGATTGACCATCGTCATTTGCAATCAGTTCAGCAAGGCGTCGATCAAACTCACCTTGGAGTTTATGGACAATCTCTACAGTTTCAAAACCACGCTTTCCATCAACAGTTGCAGATAGATTAGGAGTAGTTTCAACTAGCTCTTGCAGGGCTTTGTGATGTACGGTCACATCACCCTTCTGCTGCTTCTCAATTGCTTGTGCAACTTTGAGCCACTTCTGCTGTACCTCTTGTGAAGGAATAGCTAAGACATCGTCAACAGTAAGTGTGCCAATAGCAGCCATGTTTTCAAACATAGCATTTGCTTCACGTGCAGTCTTTGCAGATGCAGTGTTTTTAAGCAGGGCATTAAGCCGAGGGTCTTCTACACCACCGTGCTTACGCACCTGTTCTTGGATAGCTTCGATGTCAGCTTTGGTTGGTACGAGACCGTCTTGACTTACTTTGTTGAAGTAATCATCCGCCAAGACTCGTGCTTCAGCTTGTTGCTGCTCACGTATCTCCTGTGCGTTTTGACGCTCTTCAGATGAAAGCTCTTGATCTAGGTTTTCAAAAGCAGTCGGTTTCATCTCACCGTATGTCCTGCCATTCATTCCAGGCATTGGCTGATTTTTAATAGCCTCAAGCTGCTCAGCACTAATAGTGCCTGCTTGGAACATCTTCTTCAGATGAGCGATAGCCTGATCAAATCCACGTGCGTTTCCAAGTACCTTACCCTTCTCATCAATAGAAGTAGCGAAAGTATTTTGGAGTGCACCGAAGTTGAAGTCATCTTCAAAGAGACTGGTTGCCTCTGTAGTTCGTTGGAAGTTGTCATTCTGAGCATCTAACTCAGCACCTTCCTTCATGAACTTTGCATGAACTTTCATCTGTGCGGGGTACAGAACCTCACCGAGCATGTTGTCGCTAAAGCCAAGCAAACCAAACTCCGCCATGAAGGCTGAGCGGGCTTGTGATAAAGCTGCACCACGACTGGCTTGATCAGTAATGTCTGCGTCTTGAAGCTGCTTAGGAAGCCAAGACTCGTAGTACTTATTAGCCATAGCAAGCTGAATCTTTGCTTGCCTAATTTCACGCCAGCCAGACAGGTCACGGATCTGACGTGCTACCTCATTGTTTCCTGTACCGATGTAAGCCTCAGCACCCATATTTTCAGTTTGACTGTTGAGGTTCTGCATGTCTTGCAAGTCAGACTTGAAGATACCGCTTACATAACCTTCAGGATCAGCAAGGTACTTATTGTATTCCTCAAGCTCCATCTTCTGAGTTTCTTTTGTACGAAACTCCTTTTCACGATCGAAGACAAACTTTGCAGTTTTCTCTCCAAGTTGAGCAAGAGATTGAAAGCTTTTACCTAGTTCACTAGCTCGTTGCTTATCAACCACATACTGGTCTTGAGCGTTCTGCTTTTCTGACTGACGGAGTGCTTCTAGGTTTTCATTGATGTATGGAGTGATGCTCGGCACCTCGGCAGGTGCAAAGCCTTCTTCTTTTGCGAAGGATTGAAATTCGGCCATTAAATGTCACCATCCTCTTTTAATTGTTTATATTGACCATACATATCCGAAGCACCGCCTGCAATTGTGCCTAATGCACCAAGGTTTGCTGCTGTCATATCGGTATTAGGTTTGACCGGAGGTAAACCCGGTATAGGTTTGAACATCACAGGTGCAACAGTCTTCCTGTTAGCACTCTTAAGTTGTTGCCTAATATTGGCAACATCATTGTCATAGCTTTCACCAGCCCTCACAAGGTTGGATGCAAGTAAGGCTTGTGATCTACCGAAAGCAGCCATATCTCTGGCAGCTAATCGATCAGCAGTTTTACCAGAGCCATAGTATTTAGATTTCTCCGCTATCTTTACAAAGTCATTTTGTAGGGATACAGAAGCTTGGTTGTATAGATCATTTAGTTGAGTTTGCTCAGCAGCAAAGCCACGGCTAGCTGCCATAAAGTTCTCATCTAGCTGTTCGTTTGCTTCAGATACTTTCTGACCGTACATAGCACGACTACGATCCCACTCAATCTCCCTTATCTTTAGCTGTCGTTTGTAGTTATTGACTGAGGCTGTCTTCTGAGCTGAAGCACTAGCAAGACCACCAGCAGCACTAAGCCCTGTTGACGCAGCCGTCAGTAATAAAGTTGGTTCGCACACGGCAAAATTCTATAAAGGTTAAGTTATTTGGACCATGAGTTACTTCACGAAGAAACTTGAATCCTAGAAATCGAAGAAGCTTTAGATGAACTTCATTGCGTTTGTCGCAGATGTTCCACAGCATCTTCTCTGGTCTACTTTCAATAAGACGTTTACATTCACGTGCAAAGGTCTTTGGATAGTTGTTTATTTCAGGAGTGCATAGCATCCAGATCCCGTTCTCGGGACCTACTCCTCCAGCAGCACCCCATTTACCGTTAGGCATCATGAAGGCTGCTGAGTAACCACTAGAAGCGCCTCCAAGGAGAGCAAGCAGAGGGTTGTGACCATGTCCCTCCGTACACTCTCTATGGTCCTCAGGGCGTAAATTAGAGGCCACATGTATAGCGACCTCTTTAGTTAGTGGATAAATGTACTTAGACATTCTTGTAGTATTTGGGTGAATAGTCACCTTCCCAAGTCAAAGAGATAAGTGTTGCGGGGAGAGGTGAATTAGATTTGATTGATAAGCTAAAGTTATCATTCTTTTCATACACAGGTACAGTGCCAGTAAACTCATCTTCCACTTGCACATCAGCAATTAAGTACTGGTTATATGTGCTAGAAGTGAAGTCATCTACATAGTCAACCTTACCAGTTCTTTTCACAACTGTTTCATACTGACCAAGACGACCAAACGAAGGTTTAATGCGATGAACAACTAGGCTTCCACGCTCTTCGTTAACAGTACGTTCGCCAGAAACCTTCTGCACAAAGAACCTAGGAAAGTCAATCTGCATGGTGTATGCATACCCAAAGGTCAAAGAGGTCTCGTTACCAGGCACGGTCACAGTTGTACCGCTAGAAGGAACATCAACATCAAGGACGATGAGACCGTCAGCACCAGGCTTAACAGCTACAAGGTTTACAGACTTATCTGTGATACTACTAATCCAGCTCAAGTTAAAGCTGGTTTGTCTTGTGGTGCTGTTGTAACTACCACCAGTAGCAGCAACATAGTTATCCAGATGGACTATGTACTCCTCGCTGTTCTCAGTAAACGTAGTGTCGTCATCTCTGATCAGGTTAATCTTCTGTAAGAAGTTCTGATCATCGACAAAGATATACGTGTCATTCACACAGCAGTGATAGACAACAGGTCGTGCGAGCTTCCAACGGAACCAGGACGACTGGATCTGTTTATCAGCCACGTTGAAGTACTTGTATCCAAACACCTCAGCGCTGTTCTTCTTACCAAAGAAGATAGTGGTGTTTTCACGTGAGTCAGCAAGTAGGTCAATATCCTTACTTAAGGTATTAGCTACAACTTTGCTTAGCTCATTAACGTTAGGCTCACCCTCACGTGCCACGTTTGACATGACAAAGAATCGGGTATGAGCGCCTGCATTATCTAAGAAGCCAGCCACAGTTCCAAGAGAGAACGGTGGTACAGAAGTGTTGTAGTTGTAAGTACTGATGCTGCTAAGACGTGCAGTATCAGGGTTTAAAATATCTGAGTCTGTAGCTAGCAAGAACTGTTGGTTCGCTGCAAATACAATTAGACCAGTGTTTACTTCAAGAGCATCAAATAAGATAGCAGGATACTTAGAAGAACAACTAATGTCGATGGGGTCAGTGCCTGAAACTGTGAGAGCAGTATTGACAAAGAAGTTCCCCAGGTCACCTGGTTGGGATAGAATGACGTTCTCATCACTTAAGAAAGCAAGTCGGTTACGGAAGAACAGAACTTTGTTTATCGTCTTTCCGATATAACTAGGCTCAGGGTTTGTATTGGTATCACCAACAGTGCGCTTTGCATAATCGAAACGCTTGACAATGAATTGACCATTGCCTTGACGTTGGATTATGGGAGGCACTGTCAAAGGATTGATGGTGTCTGCAATCCCAGGCTCAGCACATTCAACCCAACTACCAGGACCAGATCCACCACCGTTGCCTTCAAAGCGCAAGTAGTAGTCGTCATCAGTAGAGCTGCTATTAGATACCTTGACGATGTACCCGTGCTTGCACTGGAACGGCAAACCAGTCACGTCGTTCACCTGATCGGTGATGACGGACATTAGGTCAGTGTTCTGTGCTTCGACAGTAAAGTTGACTGTGTCGCTGTAGAAGTAAATCCCGTTACCAATAACCTCAAAGTTGATGTTGGTTCCAGATAGCTCAGAGGTGATACCACCAAGGATGCTGTCAGGCGTGACGTTGGTCTGTTGGTCAAATGGTGTTGGGTCAGGACGTACAGCTTTGATTGATGCACGTACTTGTACGGTTTCAATCTTGTCAACATTGATCGGATAGTCCTTACCTTCCAGCGTCACAGTCCCTGCACTACCAACAGCCCAGCCTTCCCCACCGTGAAGCAGGTCAAGCCTATGGCTATAGGTACAGGTGTAATCAGCAGCTTCAGGTGACTCATCGTTGTGACCAGGAGTAGGACCCTGTTGCCCTGTTACCGTGAGTCGGAACACAAGGTTGGTTGCACTACCTTGATTCTTAGTAAATACTTTCGTACCTACAAAAGGACAGTGACCAGTGTTACCAGCAAAGGTTGAGTAACCCTCGCCAGTTGGGTTTGCAGCTACCTGAGTTGCAGTACTGATAGTAGTAGTAGAACTTGATGTCGGGTTATGTATGTTGAGACCATATTGACGACCGTTCTGTGTACGCTTCAGCTCAATAAAAGCTGAGTAAGTGTGAGGTTTTTCGTCAGTCTTTGATACGGATGTTGGCTGCATAGCAGCAGTCACATTCCGATTGACAACAAAGGTGCTGTCATTGATAGTCGTGAACTGTAAGGTTTCAGTTCCAATAGTGCCGTTAGATAGGTAGCTCTGTAGGTTCGATTGCTGCCCACCTTCATAGTTAACAGTGATGGCATTACCGGTATCGGCATCCCACATATTGACTGCACCGTTGGATTGCACCTGGCCGATATAACTACCTTCGGTTTCATCTCTGTAGTAGTGGAACCACATACCTGTGGACGTCGCACCAGACAGTGCTGACGTACCTACACGCATAGCTCCAGGACGTTTGTATAAGCCTTTGTTGAGATCAGGTATGCAGTTCAATGCATCTTTAACTTGACCCTGACCCATTTGGCTGTCAGGCACCTTAGAGATACCACCAAAGAAGTTAGGAATCGATTGAGTAATACTTGGCATCAGCGACGCAATCCACGGAATGGTTCATAGGCTTGGTAGCCCTGGTCATGTCCCATGCCGAGGAAGTTGTGGTCGCCTTGGTTGCACTCGTACTCAGTGACGATTGCTCTGGCGTAGGCTTCCTGCTGGCCTAGGAGTTGTACAAGCGTCGGGTTCGACACAAGCTGCGTAGCTGCACGGACAGAAGCCTTAGCAACAATCAGACGCTTGAAAGGTTGAGGTAGATCCTCAAATGGAAATAACCACACGACGTTCATGTCTAGTGGTT